GCATGCTCGCGAGCTTGGCCCGCCAGACGTCCTTCGGCTTCGTTTTGTGCTGCTCGCAGTAGAGCTCCCACTGGTCCCGCGCGTGGGCCGTCGGCCGACGCAGGAAGACGATCCCGTCTTCGGCTGGCGTGCCCTTGTCCCATTCTGGGACGTGGAACCGGATGGGCTCGCCCAGGTCGTCGATGTCGAGGATGGCGGCTTTCGAGAGTGGCATCAGAGGTCTCCGGTGAGGATGAACGTCGCCGAGCCCTTGATAAGCTCGCCGACCGACCCCGTTACCTCGAACTCCTCGAGGAACGCCTCGGCCGAGAGTGAGCCGCCGTCGAAGCCGATCGACAGCGTGCCCTTCTTTCCGATGTCGCCCTTGATGTGAGGTGGGGCCCCGAGCAACGTATAGGTCGCCCGGCCTGGTTCCACACTCAGGCACTCGACCTGGCGCACGAGCCGTTTTTGTTCGCCATCGCCGTAGTAGGTCGAGTCCCCAGACGACACGTCCTGAACGACGGCCCTGCCCGGGACGACCGTCCAGCCGAGGAGCTGACCGATATTCTCGCCGTCAAAGGAGACGGTCGAACCCTGCGAGGAGGCTGGCATCGGATCCCTTTCGGCCCAGGATCACGACTCCTCGGGCGGCTTCGTCTTGTAGGTCGCGGTTCCCTTGACGAGCTCGCCCACGGCGTACTCGACCTCGGCTTCCGTGCAGACCAACGTCTGGCCGCCGTATGAAGTCTCGTCCCCGGCGCTCGGCGGCGAGTCCGACAGGAACGAGACCGTCACGGTGATCTCCAGGCCGTCCACTGCACCGGCCCCGGAGTCCGGCAGGCCGTCGACGTAGACTCGGTCCGATCCTGCGGCAAGCTCGAGCGTCGACGCATCGAGGCGGTTGCTGGAGTCGGTCGGGTCGGCCGACTTCTTTGCGACCTTGATGTTCGTCAGTCCGGAGATCCCGGCGAACGTCTCGCCCTGAGAGTTGGTCATCGTCATGGCTCAATCTCCAGCAGTTTTGTAGACGTACGTCGCCGTGCCCTTCACGAACTCGCCGACCGCATACTCGGTCTCGACCTCGGTGCAGACCCACCCGGTCGCGCCGGGACCATCTGGCTCCGGGGCCTCGCCGAAGAACTGGGCGACCACGATCTGTTTCACGCCTTCCTCATCGGCTCCTGGATCGACGTCGACGAGCGGGGCGGCCTGGTACTTGCGCTCATTGTCGCCGAGGACCGTCACGTCGATCTTGTTGTTGCCGCCGGACGGGTCGGCACCGACGGTGCGGACCTTGACGTTCGTGCAGTTTGCCGGGAGCGTTGGCCCCGGGCTCGGCATGCTGGACAGAACGGCCATTCGTCATTCGCTCCAGGCGATCTGGTAGGTCTGTTCGACGATGTACGTCGGGACCTCGCGGCCCTCGAGGTAGACGGCCGCGGAGTCCCTGTCGTCCACCAGGAGACAGTGCTCGATTGTCAGGTAGTCCATCGGCCCCGTGAACCGATGCAGGGCGTCAGAGACGGCCTGGGCGATCTCCCGCGCCTCGAGGTAGCCGTCCGCGTAGATCTCGACCGTGTAGGTCGCCTGCCGCGGGAACGCGTCCAGTTCGGGCGTCTCGGAGAGCTCGTCCTGGAGCACGAGCTGGGGCGTCGTGGAGGCCCGCTGAAAGACGACGTAGGGTGGCTCGCCGCCGCCGGTGTAGCTGACCGGGTAGGCCTCGACGCCGGAGCCGGCGGCCGCCTCGATCGCCTCGTAGAGCCAGGACTCGGGGAGCATGGTTCAGCCTCCGGGGTTGCGGCCGCTTGCGACTTCGCGGACGGCCCGCTCGAGGGCGATCTTCAGTTCCGCCGGGAGGCGGGCCTGGACCTGGGGCCCGATCTGCGACATCAGGTTCGCCACCATGCCGCGCGGGGCGATGCCCTTTTTCGTGCCGAACTCCAGCCAGATCGCCTTCCGGCTCTCGGGGCCAGCCTTGTAGCCCAGCACCGCGAACGCTGCGTCTTTCTTGGATTTGGTGCGGACCCGGACCGACCGCCGCAGGGCCCCGGACGACTTCCGCTTCTCGCCCTTCTTGCGCCGCCCGCGGCGCGTGCCCACCGGCGGCGTCACTCGCCTGAGATCGCCGACGTGCGGTTTCGCGGCCCGGCCGACGGCGGCCTTTAGGTGCTTGTTCCGGATCCGGGGTTCGAGCTGGCCGAACGACCGCACGAGCGCGGCGATCTCGCGGTCGACCGGGCTCATCGAGATCGTGATCATGCCACTTGCTCCTCGACGGTGAGCTCGAGCTCCTGGCGGTGGCCACGCTCGAGGACGCTGGAGACGTAGAGCAGCCGGCCGCCGCGGGTCAGCCACCGCAGCCGCATACCGCCGACCACGTCGTCCCGCCAGTGAGTCCGGACCAGGGCCTGGACGGCCCCGCCGACCTTGGCCCGCTGCTCCTGCTCGATGTAGGCCTGCTGCTCGTAGGACCCGTAGAACCGGCCGACCTCCTCCCAGTCAGACGTGATCCGCTCGCCGACGTCGTTCCGCTCGTCGGCCGGCAGCCGCTCGAGGGCGAACTTCTCGCGCATGATCCCAGGGGGCGGCATCACCAGCCTCCGTTATGCGACAGGCTGGCGAGCAGCGTCTCGAATCCCTGCGGCAGCTCGGCCGCCGAGTTCTCCGCCAGGACCCCGCGGTTACTGAACATGTGCTCGACGTACATCAGGATCGCGGACTTCACTCGCGGCCCGGCCTTGTAGCCGCCCGTCGGGCCGGCCCAGTATTGGACGACGAGCTCGTCGGTCGGGGCCTCGTCGAGCTCCAGGACCGCCGGCTCGGCGTCCTCCTCGAGGTCGTAGTCGGCCCCGGCCAGCTCGTCGCCGTCAGCCTCGACCGAGAACGGATGGTCCGCGTCCACGAGCACCGGCGGGTAGGGCAGGGCGTAGGTCGTTCCCCGCGGGCTCTTCCACTTGGCCCGGTAGCGCTTGGCCGCGAGCGACCGGCCCAGCCGAGACTCGACGAGCTCGCGCGCCGCCGCGATCTTGTCGGCCAGCATCGTGTCCCATTCGGTGTTCTCGGGCGCGAGGCCGAGCTGGTGTTTCGCGTCCGCCACGCTCACGGGCTCGACGACAGGCTGGGAGATCACGCGCAGGGTGTCCGGTTTCATGAGCTTCCCACTTCCTGGATGACGGTCGACTGAATCACCTTGGTCTCGGTTTCTTGGAAGAGCACGGTTCCCGAGAACAGAACGTAGGCCGTCCAGGTCTCAGCGGAATCGTCCGTCTCGTCCGTGATCGTGACCTCGACGTTCCACCTGTTCGGCCCGAAGGCCGCGAAGTCGTACGGGTCGAGCAGGGCGACGACCTGGTCCTCGTCGCCGGAGCCGGAGCCCATCTCCTCCGAGACATCGAGGACGATCTCGTCCTGTCCGGCCGTAGCCACGGCCGCGAGCGTGCCGGCCGGCAGCTCCTGGCCCTCGGTGATCGTGATCACGACCTCCCGGATGTCGTCGGTCGACCGGAGCGTGACGAGCCGCCGGGCCGAGCCGGAGAGCCGCTGCTTGACGATCTCTGGCATGGGCGGCTCCTAGCGGGCCTCGAGGGCGATCGGCGTGGCCACGGCCCTCTCGAACCGGCTCGCGTCCAGGAGCGGCCGGGCGGCCTCGCGCGTGGCCACCCCGAGCCGCTCAAGCTCGGCGGCGAGCTTGGACGTGGCCTGGATCACCTCGCCGGACTTGTAGCCCCGGTAGGCCTTCACGAGCCGCAGCGAGACCATGTGGTCGGGGCTTGCCATGCGAGCTCCTCAAATGACAGCGGCCGGAGCCGGCATCCCTGCCAGCCCCGGCCGCCATGCTGGCCGATGGTGTCGGTGGATCAAGAGCCGCTGACGAGCTTCGCGACGAAGCTCGCGTCGTGGTTCGAGATGCCGACCCGCTGCGTGCCGCGGAAGACGACCTGGTCCTTCGCGAAGCCGGCGTCCACCGAGCTCGCGATCTGGAGGCCGTTGGCCTTGTAGGCCACCGCGGACGACATCGAGAAGTCACCGTAGAGGGCGAGCGTCCCGGCGGGCAGGCCGAGCACCCGGTAGACCGGAGCGCCCATGACCACCGGGAGAACCCGCTCGCCGATCGTCGTCGACTGCGAGACCACCGAGGAGGCCATGATGTGGCCCCAGCCCTCGCTCGACACGACCCAGGCGGTGTTCATCGCCCGGCTGTCGATCTTGCCGACGATCTCGGCCAGGTCGGCCCCGTCCATGTCGGTGCCGGCCTCGACCTCGTTTCCGCCCGGGATCTCGTCGACCAGGCCGTCGATGCCCTTGCCGTTGTCGCCGTTCAGCCACACGTCGTCGATCTTCTTCGC